TCGCATCTTCTACGGAAATGCGTTGTCACTCACGTGGTTAGTGCGCAAGTACTACCTGCCATTACTACGTGTTTTACAAATGAACCCCCTGGTTTCAGAATGTGCGGTTGGTATCAACTCACACGGATCTGAATGGGAAGAATTCCATTGCCATGCAACAAAATTTGGCAAGGATCGTTTGTTTGGAGGCGACTATGGTAAATATGACCAAAAGTTGCCCGCACAACTCATTTTCGCATCTTTGCGGATCTTAATTGATTTCGCACGAGTATGTGACTATTCGGAGGAAGATTTGGCGATCATGGAAGCTATGACTGGAGACATTGTCTTCGCGTACATTGCTTTCAACGGAGATCTTATTGGTTTGACAGAAGGAACCCACATCAGTGGTAATTCTTTGACTGTTATTATCAATGGAATCTGCGGATCATTGAATCTACGATGCTTCTTCTATCATGAATATCCACCGACGTGTTTCGAGGAGAGAAAACCTTTCCGCGACAATGTCTCTATCATGACTTACGGTGACGATAATATCGGATCCGTGAATTCTGAAATTGACAAGTTCACCATCAAAAGATGTTCTGAGTTCCTGGCTAAGTACGGGCAAGTGTATACTATGCCCGACAAAGAGTCTGAATTGATTGACTTTTTGCCATGGGAGGAGTTTGAATTCCTCAAACGGGATAGTGTCTATCATCCCAAACTTGGGGTGCACGTCGGTGCACTCCTCGACAAATCCATCTACAAGTCTTTGCACTGTTTCATGCGTGAAAAGAATTGTGTAGACACAGAAGAGAGTGCTTGCGCTCAGAATCTAGATGGTGCACTCCGTGAATGGTTCAATCATGGAGAAGCAAAATACGAACAACAGCGAGAGCTCATGACTGAGGTCGCTACGCGTGCTAACATTCGACACATGTGCACAGGTCTTAACCTAAGCTACACTGATCGAGTTAGTGATTGGCATGCAAAATATTCACCTGAGAAGTAATTCTTAGTGAATGCCCGTCACTTCGGAGACGTTAAATCCGACCCAGTTTCAAATCTGATGGTAGCAAAATTGATACATGTATATGGATACC